ATAAATTTGCAGCAGACTCATCTATAATTACTTGGCCCGGATCATCTTCTAAGAATTCTTTACAGTAGTAATATCCTGAGGGATATAATGAATCAGGAACTCCATCCCCATTAGAGTCATAACTTAACTTCAATAAATTGGGATGTATAGAACTTAATTCAGGACTCGTTGTAACTGCGGAAACCGCCGCTGACAAACCATAACCTTGTGCAAATATTTGATATACTGCTCCAAAGGTTGCACTAAAAGATCTACTATACTTATTAGTTCGATAATCCAAAGGACCATTTTCATAACCACTTAAATCATTAGCTAAATATTTGCATTCTGATTTTGGTGAGAAATATAATCTAAATACACCTTGGTTATTATACAAACTAGTTGAGCTACTGCCTAATTGTATTCCACTAACTGTAATACCTGATATCGGTATACCTGCTCTTTGAGCTAACGCAGAAGCTGTTGAAGCTGCTATATCAGTTCCAACAGGAAAGAACCTATCAAAGGGATCATTTACTGAAACACCTGAAGTAGTTTTCCAAGCAGATGAAACAGAACTTCCACCAGCCCCAAATATATCTAAAACACTAAGGGATCCAAAATCAGGGGTGCCTGATGGAGCACCATAAGTAACTGTTGCTGTTCCGGTGGTTGTTCCATTGGAGCTAGATACCCAATATGCTTGGGGTCCATGATATCCTGCATCTGCTGGATAAGTTCCACTTACAGAAACATGGGCAGCAGTTAATTTGGAACCATCAGCAATATTCCAAATCATCAATCTATCACAATCCGACCCGCTAGCATTGTAAAAAATACCGTCTAATGGACTAGCATTTGGACCTTTTCCAAAATGCACATTATTTACATTTACAGTGCTATTACCTAAAGCTCTAACGCACATTCCACCTAAAGTTTTATCAAAATTAGCTAAATATCTTAAAGTATTAGTAGTTGCATCATTGCTAAAAGTTGGATTAACTGTTTCTGCATATCCGATAGTGTTTGTTGAATTTACTGTGACTGCATTAGAATCTATTGGATTTGGCAAGAATCTTATAGATCCATTACCTACATAAGCAGAAGTCTCTCCAAGATTATAATCAAAATCAGCTATTGCAGAACCTATGGTTCCAGTCCAATAGTTTTTATAATTTCCTAAATCATGTAAATGAATAGTAGAATTTCTATTTGCAACTAAGCAAGCTCTTGTTGAATGCAAATCAACTGAAGTATGATTAGTGTTTGTACCAAGACTTAAAGTGCTAACAGCTAGTTCACCTGTCTCATTATCGACTGCTGGTCCAATATCAATTACTGAATTATCTTCAGCTAGAATTGAAACTCCTGCTTGACCAACCACACATGGACCTGCTAAAGATATTTTTGAATTAGCCCCAGCATATAAAGTAGACATCTTAGCTTGTTTTTCAAAACTTCCAGAAGTTCCTAAAGCCATGATACAGTGGTTAGATGTACCATATAAGGAACCTAGAGAATTATTAGTGCAGTTTAAAACAGTGCCATAATGTGCTACATTTTCATCGTAATCAGTATTTTGGTTTAGAAGTTGGGCTTCTAAAAACTCACCTACTGAATTATGATCAATCTTAATACCGGGAAGTTTTTGGAAATAAGAACCATTAGAAATGAAAGATACTCCATGAGAATCTTTAAATAAAAGACCTCCTGTTCCTATCGTTGGTATATTATTATATCTAGCATATTTAAATCTAGAGTTATTAGTAAGTACTAAATGCTGTCCATTAAGTTGGAAATCTACTGCTCTTCTAACACTACCGTAAGTAGTACCTACTCCAGATTTAAAATAAGTTATAGTTGAATTTTTTGCTATTATTCCTTCGTTAGTATGCCTATCGACTGTCAATTCATTAACTAGAAGTTGAGAATTGTCTAAATCAAAGCCAACTTTATTTTGATAAACATCAACTAACCCATCTAAATCTAAAATTGAATTATAGGTTTTGAATCCAGCAATTGTATTATATTCAGCAGCAATTGTTGATTGGCTTTGATCATCTAATCCACTTTCAGATACGCCTCCAACCAATTTTGAATTTTCAACTAAGAATCCAATTGGGTTTCTGGAAGCGATGAACATTAAATCAGATCCACTAGCTTGGTAATCTCTAGCTTGTGTAGAGGCTCCCCCAACTAATCCACTGAAAATTACTTCGCTATTAAAAACTTTGAATCCACAAGATTTTTTAGTAGTTCTAACTGAAAGCGTACTAAGTTCATAATTTCTATAGGAGTAAGCACCTCTAGATAATATAACTTTAGAATTATTAAAGGAGAATCCAGATTCACTACATCTTACAGCAGTGCAATTCTCTAAAATAACATCGGAATTTAAAATCTCAATTCCATCTTTGGTTGCTGTAGTTAGGTTAATATTTTTACCATCAACAAAGAAATTTCTTATGTATATTTTACCAGAGCAATTTTTAACAGAAATTTTAGAGAGGTTATTTCCATAGATTAAACCAAAAGCTGTATTTCCAGCACCTGTGGTTATTGCAGTTCTAGTAATTGCATTTAGAGGATAATTAGAGTATGCAGAAAAATCATAACCATTTGATACTGTTAAATCAGTTAAAGTTGTAGTTTCATATGCTCCCAAAGCAAATCTATTTGTTGATCCTCCGTATGGTGAAGAATCCCCTATGGCTACAGAAAGAGGAGCTTTTCTTTGAGTTACTTTTGGAAATAAAACTGAGTTAACTGCACTAAATCTAACATCATTATTTCCACTAAATACTGTAGAAGAAATATTAACACAAGAAGTTGAGTATGGTTGTCCTGTACTTGAGAATAAGGTTGCACTAACATCTGCATCCCCGATAGCGGCTATGTAAGTATTATTAAACACAGTTCCAATTGTAACAATTGTTGCGGATGCATTATATGATTTTACATAATTTCTATTTATTATTTCAATAGATCCATTTTCAACTATTTGGAAATCATGTAATTCTAAAGCGCCTAAATCTCCGAAGTTTGCAACCTCTATTAAAACAGGGAATCTAATTACTCTAGGTAATGATGCTATAGCAGCACTTACTGTTGTATAAATATTTCTATTTTGAGCAAGTGTTAGTGCTGGAGTGTCTGCACTAACTGTAAGTGCTAATCCAGTAATGGCAGAAGTTGGATATCCAGCATACTCCCAAAGTTCATAAGTTCTTTCTTCTAGATCATATAAGGGTAAGTTGTCTTGTTCCCAGTTGTAAAAAGAACTAGTATCAAACTTACTAACATAAGGAGTCCAAGAATTATAAACTCTTAAACTTCCACTAGAAGTGTAAATATCATTTGAATTAAAAGCCATGTTAGAAGTTTATTGTCCATCTAAAAACAAGACTAAAATCTTCAGTCTTTAAAATATCACTAAAATATCTATAAGCAACTAACAAAGAAGCATCGGTTGCAGATCCTTGTGGATTTTTCATAAATAAACCAATCTCATTTAAAGGTTTATTGCTTCGTATAGTAGTTGAGTTTGCGGCATCTTCATCTAAAACTATTGTATACCGAACAGAGTTATCATTTATTCTCGTAACTTTACTTCTTGGTAGTTTAATAAAAAGTTTATTAGATAAAATTGATCCATTAGCTAACTGATTAGAAGTAATTACACTTTGATCTGCATTAACTCCATATTCGGCTAAAGATGATAAAGGTCCTGATAATTGGAAAGTAGTGCTTGTTTCTAAACTAGAGTTACCAGAAACACCAAACTGCACTCTATCCAAATGAAAATCTGTAACTTTAGTTGAGCCTAATCCAGCAAAAAGATAAGCTAATCCAACACCCATGCCAGATACAATAATATTATGGTCATCAAAAATAAGTTCTTCTGAACCATCTTTAAATAACTTGCTGATAGTTAAGTGGCCGTTTATACCTAAATCTTCTATAAAATTCATAAGAATTTAATTCTCCAAACTATTTGCATAGCAGAAATACTAGAAAGTGAGTGTTGAACTATATTTTTAGTAAAAGTTTTTTTGCAGAATAATCTATATTTCCTAGGATTATTTAGCTGACTAAATGAATATGGAGGAAAATTACCTGCTTGAATTGATTTACTTAAATCAATCGTCCACATTCCAATATTATAAACTCCTCCATTAAAGTTTAAACAGATACAATCTGTTTGGGCTAATCTAGTTCCATAAACTAATTCTCCAGTGGAGCTAAAAGTTGATTGAGTACTTAACTGTAACCCACTACCATTTATAGAAGTAAAATTAATATTAGAATTGGCAGAAGGACTTATCATGTGAATAAACCCACGATAATCAATTAATTGTCTACCATTGTAAGTTCCTGTAGCACCTAAAGCTGCTGAAGCAGCGACAGAACTTGGTACACCTGTTCCGGGATTAAGTTGATTGATAGAGGATATCAAGTAAGATGCACCAGTATTTGATGACATAGCATAACTACCCAATAAAACTGCTATGGGAGCGGATGCCCCAAACTGAGCATATAAAGGTCCTATTCCTGCAATATTTAAATGATGTCCTTGGTCTTCAATAACTACTCCAGCACTTGTAGTATAAGGTAGTTGTATTGTAATTCCCGACCAAGACCCAGAAGGGGAAGCAGATAATTCTAATTTAATATCTACAGGATTGGGTATCCTTGGAGATCCTGCTGTATATGGGGTATATGTAGAAGTAGCTAATCCATCTTGTAATACTGTAAATGCTGTATTACTTAATCCACTTACAAGTAAAGGATAAGTTGTATCGTGTATATTTTTTGTATATGACGCTGAAGGAGCACCGAAGGTTATTGCTTGGATGGTATAATTAGAAACATCTAAAAGTGCGCTACTTGAGGGGATACCTGACAACCCATCAAAAGCAGTTAATGCATCAACAATAGTTTTCCCTGCACCATCTACAATCAAGTTATTTTCTTGATGTAAAAGGATTTGTTTATCATCTTCGATTAGGTAAATTTCTACTGTTCCACGCATTAGTTAACAATGTCCAAGCTAGTTATTTGTGAGCCTCCACCACCAGCTAAAGCTGCTAAATCTGGATGTATCTTATAATTTATTCTACTTCCACCACTTGTATCTAGTATTCCAGAAGAATTAAATGCGATTCTACTGGTGTATGGATCTTCTATTAAATCATTGAAGAATCTTAATATTGATCTTAATTGTTCTTTATCTGTATAAAATCTAGCTTCCTCGACGAAAGGCACTAATGGAATAGAACTAGTCTCAATTCCATAATTGAGTTGGAATCCAGAATTCTGTTTTAAAGTTAAATCTTGTAAAGAGATAGTGCTAAGTAAAAGATATTTCGATGTATCTGGTTGATTTAATTTAAATATTTCAACATAGTAATTTATGTCCTGTCCATGAACTAAATTTCTAAGTTTGTAATAATGCTCTGGTACGGGTATTATTTGTAAGTATTCATAATTATTATAGATTGTATAATTTCTTGTATCAAAAGGAATATCGAAATTTTCTAAATAATTTTCTTTAAAATAATTAAAAGTTGGACTAGGAGGTAATTCAGTTACCGTCTCATATTCCTGAACCTCATTACCTATGCATCTTTCTCTTATATCAGATCTAAACTCCGGGTCATTAACAACTGAGAAAGTTCTAAAATTTTTAATGTGTGCTAGATCATTTAATAATATTCTTTGGGTTAAATTATCATAAACTATTAATTCCCACTTTTTTCTAGGTGTCCAACACCACATTAATTTATCTCCATTTTCGGCAGTTATAACATCAGTATGAATCCAAACACCTAAGGCACCACCACCATAATTGGTAGAATTATCATTACCTATTTGAGCTTTAATATTTAAATTAAAATAGTGGTCTTTTATTAATGTGTTAGCTGTAGATCCGTATGCAGATAAATCAAATCTTAATCTAGGTAATCCGTTAATAGAATAACTCTTAATAAAAAGTTTATCTGCTAAAAATTGATCGTCATTTTGTTCAAACAATGATTGATCCAATTTAATTAATTCAAACTTATTATTTCTAGATGCACCAGATGTTTGTACAAATTCAATACCGCTTAAGATATGTGGATTTCTGAACTCAGCATTGCCAAATTGGCCTGAACTAAATATTCCTTCTAGAGGTACAATCATTGAGTTAATTGTACTAGCAATATAAGTTCCTGAAGCATAACCATTATTTACAGCACATGTCGTAAATACCCCTGAGCCTTCCCCGTATCCTATTGGTACAATTACATCCAAAGAAGATGCAATATAATTACCTTCTTGGGTTGTTACTGCTGATCCTTCTACAGAAAAATTGGCATTGTATAATAATGGACCAAAAGTATGTGAGAAGATATTAGCTCCAGTTTCATCAATACTTGAAGGACCTAAACCGTGATTAAAATATTTTTTATAGTCTTTAAATAGTAAGTGAATTCCTCTACCAAATTTAAAGTTTTCATAATCAGAATATGAATTTATCCCCATTACCCCGCTATTAATATAATTGTTTGCTACGCTCAGTGCTTGATTTTTCCAATGTGAATCTTCATTGTATGAGGTGTTTGAAGATACAATAATCTCTGATCTTGCTAATGCTTCATTTTCTTTTATTGAATGCATTGCTCGATAAATATAGGGTATTTGACATCTATCCACATAGCGATCATGCCTGCTTCCGATCTCAATCATCTTTGCATCTGAATCTAATTCAAATGCTCCTCTACAAGGATAGGTATTGCTGGTATCTATTCCAAAGAAAGTGTTATCTGATGATAAATTTTCACAAGGATCCCAAACACCTGAAGGGTTTGTATAATCGTATACTGGGTAGAATGAGTTTGATGAAGCAACAAATCCTAATACGATGAATCCTTTAGAAGTTTCTAATGCAAATGCAGAGGATCCATCAAAAGAAATAGGTTGATTAAATCCTGTTCTATCGTAATATTTTTCTTGAGGAAGAACAAACTTATAATTTCTTCTTCGCAATGATTTTCTTGGAGTTGTATTCGTATAATTTGTAGAACTAACTAATAAATCATTGAGAGCATCTACTTCTTCTCGTTTAAATGTAGTTAATCCTTCAGGTGTTACAGTTCCTGTGAATATACCACGAATGTTTATTCCAGATGCTTCCCTACCAGCAAAGACACCGCTGACTAAAGAATACATTGTTTGTTGTTCTTTTAATTCTATGGTATTAAAACTAGTTTCAGAGGTAGTGTAATCTTCTACAGGAGATGATGCATCAACTAGTAAAATAGGAATAGCATGTGCAGGCAAAAATTTGTTTAATACTTCTTTAGTTTGCGTCAAGGCATATTTGCTATCTCCAGTAATATCTCTCTTAGTAAAACTAAAATTAGTAGCACTATAGTTAATTAAAACATGAGAAGATTTAGCATTCCATAAACTTTGAATATCAAAATCCATACCTTGCTGCATATCTAAAGCTTCAAAGTAATTAACTGGATTTTGCATTGCAGAGAAGAACATTAAGAAATCATTTATAGCACCGTAAACATTACTTAGTTTATATGTGTTATTTCTTAAGTAATTTCCAAATGCATCTGTTAAGTTATCACCTACTCCTAAACATCTTACTTTCTCT